TTACCGCCGTCACTAGAGACAAAGATACCACCATCACGGGGATTAGTATCGCCAATATTATCCTTATTCTTACCAAAGCCTGTAACTACGTTCACAACCACTATCTCAGCTTTATAAGGAGTTACAATGGCTGATTTCCTCAAAGATGTGAGTGGAAACTTCTACCTAATGCCCGGTGGAGGCTTTGTTCGCATCAACGAAAATGAAAATGAGGTGTTGGTGATCAGCCATCTTACCGCCGTCCTAAGTAGGGAGGTTGATGGTAACACCAGAGCCACCCTCACTGGGGTTCCAGACAACGTAGTTAGCTACATTATCGAATTTCGAGGGGCTGACGGCACTAGACACATCTTTCCGCTTAAGGACCCAGTGGATGGGAACCAAATTATTGGCACCACTGCCGAAGTGTTTGGTCCTTTTGCTGCTGAAGACGATGGTTTTGAAATTAATCTAGCTGTCCTAGACCTAAACGGCCATTACAACCCTGTTTTGCACATTATAGCCTCCCCTGCAGGACCAAGTGTACCTGCTGTGACCTACGCTACGGGGGCTTCTTCCGGTGAAATCACTGCCACCCTCGTAGAAGTGCCTTTTGCAGGTGACGGGGCTGTAGTTGGTGATGGTGCAGCCACAATTACCGCCGTTGACGTCGAGATTGAGGACGTTTCGGGCACCACTTCTATCTCCCCAATCGCTGATGGGACTATAGAGGTGATTTCTGGACTAACTCCCGGCGCTCTAGTGCGCGCTAGGTCACGGGCTTCTAGTGCTTTTCGTGACAGCCTCTGGTCTGGTTGGTCTAACGTTACAGTTAAGGGCACTGTTGTCGTTCCTGTTCCCCCTTCTCTTAAAGCTCCAGTGGTTCCCGTCTCTATTCCAGCAGGAACTAGCTGGTCGGTTAATTGGAGTGACTACTGGAACAACGCCACCTCGTACAGCGTCATCTCTGGCCTTACAGGCGGTGTTGAAAGTGGTACAGGTAATGTCACCTATACAGTTGCAAACCCCCTAGAAGGCTCTTACAGCCTTCAGGTGCAGGCTACCAACGCTGATGGTTCCAGCTCAGCTATCTGGGACGTCACAGTTACGGCTGTTGTTGTTCCTGTGTCTCTAGTCTCTCCAATCCCTGACATCTCCATCCCAATCGGGACAGCTCAGTATGGTTGGACGTATGATCTAAAGCCACATTTCACTGGAACCAACCCCATCACTATCGCTATCCCCACCGACTCTATCTTTGAGATTACGGCTGCAGGGATTATGCGGAATAAAGTGGCTATTACCACCGCAGCAGCCTCTCGTAACATTGTAGTTACGGCTAGCAACGCCGCCGGTGTAAATACAGTGACAGACACTGTAGCCGCTGTCCTCACCTTTGTTCGTCCTGATGCTTTCGTCGTAGGTACGGACGTTGATGTGGACCGTGCTAAGGAAATCTACACCTCTCCTGAGAGTGCCCGTGCCCCTATTATTGAATTCCCCAATGGTGTCCTCACCGGTTCCACACTCTTGTGGTCCACAACAGAACCTGATGCTAATGGGGACATTCCTCTAGCTTCGTATGAGTATTTGCATATTGCGGGTACTAAGCCCACCTCTGTTACAGGCGGACCTAAGGTGGTTATAGCCGGTTACACAGCCGGTTCTCGTTCTGTTACCATTAACATCTCTGGTGGTGTATCCCCTTATGATGTTGATTGGGGTGACGCTAGTACAGACGTAACAGACAGCGCTCTCACTTCCCATCTCCACTCCTATTCTACATCAGGCACCTATACAATCACTGTAACGGACAGTACGTCTGGTACACCTCTTGTAGCTACAGTGTTTCTAGACACTGCCAACATCAACATGCTTGAGTGGCAGACCTACATGAAGGATAGTTCTAAGTATGGTGTTCTAGCTGCACCCCGTCAAGACTACGCGGTGTGGTTTGCTGCAGAGAGTGCCCGTTCGGCTAAGCTTAGGGTGGCCTACATCCACCCAACCACTGGTGTTATCTCTCAGTGGTCTACGACTATGACGGTTCCTAACCTAGAAATTCCCGTCTCCACGGACATTCCCCTCCCAATGGTCTTTCGTACTGAAGGTACTAGAGACGCTCCCTATACAGTAGGTGGTGTCGCTGTTACAGGCTACGCAGGTAGCCCCGGTATGCAGTTCCAGAGAGTGATTGAGAGAGATCAGGGTTTCAGCACAAACTGGGCTAGTAACATCTACACCGTACAAGATGAAAACAACGGTTGGTTCTCTTCTGATGATGGTAAAACTTGGGGAAAGCTTCCCATGCTTGGGATGTGGGGAACTAAGTGCGCCGGGCTAAGAGCCGACTCTGATGAAAATCAGGTGGTTGTTGTAGTTACAGGCTTTGGTAAGAATAAGGATAATATTGGCGATACTAATCCCCGTGATGGTGGTATCTTTGTCTCTAGTGACGGCGGTAAAACTGTTGCTTTCCAGTGTCAGCCTTTGGACGGCACTAGAAAAGCTTTTCTAAGAATTGCTAACGGGCAGCGTCAAAGAGTTAGACAAAATTGTATTACCCGTCGCCCACGTAAGTCTCCAACAGAGATGGCAGTGGGAGGTACGGTTCAGCTTACAGTGGCTCAGCGTCCTTGGTACGTCGTAGAAAACCGCATAGGTGATGCTGGGACAACTAATGAACACGCCGTTCAGAGTGTTATCATCTGGAAGTCAACAGACAATCTAGCTACCTTGACTAAAGAAGCTACCCTAACCCCACTAGCTAACTTTGCAAGTGGTAACTTTGGTATCTATAGAATTAGCTGTTGCCCTAACGGGGACGTTGTCCTACACGGTAGGATGGGGCTATGGATTGCTAAGGGTGGTGACTTCACAGGTGCTAACTTTGTGAAGCTTCTCTCTGGAGAAATCTCTGAACACATTATCTTTGGAGGCACTTCCTCCACGGCCAGTGGGTGCTATGCTTCGGGTTACGGGACAAACGCTGAACGTGGGTTGTGGAAGACTAGTAATGTCAATACCACAGCCTTCGTCAAAGCTACAATGACCGCTCTCCCTGCCAACCCCCTTATAAGCTCGTTCGATCTTTGGCCCGGTAGCACTACCAAGCTTATATGTTCTGTGTCTGGTAGCGGCAACGCTTACCGTCACCCTTACATTAGTACAAACAGTGGGGCCTCTTGGGCTCAACAAACTGCTGGCACTACGGCTGGAGAAAGTGAAGCTTTCCGCTCTGGCTTCCAAGCAAATTTGAGCAGTGGGCATACAGCTTTCCTAGTTAGTAGGGCTAATCCTAATAATGTTTGTGGATGGACTTCACAAACCATCTCTTTCTCTGGAGATGGGGGGGCTAACTTCACCGTTAACAACGCAGCCTTCTTTGATGGTAGTCACTCTAAAGGTTTCTCTGAAGCTTACAACGACTGGACCAAAATCTCATTCATCCAACAGGACCGAGCCCTCCAATACTTCAATGATGGTGGTGGTGGTGTTCTAGGTGGTGGTGCTGGTTATGTGGATCGTGAAAACGCTATCACTAACTACGGAGCCACTGCCGCAACAGACGCCACTATTGCTAACCTCCTTCTAGGGGCTAACTCAGTGACTTCAGGTAGTGGTGTTATCCGTATTAGTGCTACTAGGTATGTTTGTTTCCTCAATGATGGAGGGGCTTCCATTCCGGTGGTGTATGAGTTTGACACTGATGGTACCAGCATTCTTAGTTGCACCCCTTATAGTAGTAGCACTGTAGGGTCTTCAGCTACTAACCACATCTTTGCTAACCCCAAAGCTTTGGGGACCTCTGTCTTTGCAGGCAGATGGTTGGTCAGTAACTTGAACGCCGCTGGCACTCACCAACTTACCTTCACATCTCCCGGTGGGACTAGAGAAATCCTTGGTTATCGTATGGATTTGAGTACCACACCCTCCACTATGTATACATATTGGGCGGAAGAAGAGGACGCCTCTGCGGTTTATGTAAGTACATCTAACGTAGGTGCAAGTCAGAGTAGTTTGTTTAGTCTTGGTAGTAGCACCACAGCTTCAACCAGTTTTAGACACGACTGTATGGCTGTTGATCCTTTCACTGCTAATAGGTTTATTTATGCGCTAAGGAGTGCCCCTCTGGTTATTCGCGAGCGTAAGAGAAACGTAGCAGACACGGCTTGGGAAGATGTGGCCTTGTTTGATCTGGGTGCTCAGATCGACAGTAGATTGACAGCCCTTGGTGTTGGGTCTTTCACCAGACCTTCCAACCTAACTCTCGGCTTTATTCGTGCTGATTACAATATGCCCGGCCTGTTCTATGCAGTGACGGGTGGTCAGGGCGATCAGAACCGGATTGGTGGGCATCCCTGCGTCTGGAGAACTCTAGACTATGGGGTCACTTGGACTGACATCACTGGTGATGCTCCCTATACAGCCTTTGACCACGGATGGGTGAGTAGGAATACGGGCAATCTTATTCTTGGCTCTTCTAAAGGCACGTGGGTTTGGCCAGTTCCAACAGCTTACCCAGCTATTACAGACCGCAATAAAATCTATACCAAGGTTAAGACTTTCCTTGATAAGAGCAACGTTGCGGACCCACCTATCTTCTCAGCTTAAGGAAATACAATGTCTGAAAGAGAACTCACAGAGAAGCAGAAGCTGTTTCTAGCCTACCTATTCCACGACAGTGTAATGGGAGACTTTGATAAGGCTAAAGTAGCTGCCGGTTATTCGGAAAACACTTCTTCCACTGCCATTCTTGAGTCTCTTAAGGACGAGGTTCAGGAGCACACTCGGATGTTCCTCGCTAGGAACGCTCCTAAAGCTGCTTTTGGTGTAGTAGGCTTGATCGACCGACCCGATGTTATGGGTGCCAAGATCAAGCTTGCTGCCGCAGCCCAAGTTCTAGACCGAGTGGGTATTGTCAAAACTGAAAAAGTTGAAGTATCCGGCGGCGCATTCATATTGCCGCCGAAGGACTCTTAAGATGGCTAAGAAGCCCCATGACTACCCAGCAGGAGTGTATCAAAAAGGTTCTAAGTGGGCCGCATTTACCTCTTATAAAGGGGTGAAAACCCACTTAGGTACTTTTGAGAATTATGAAGAGGCTTGTGAAGCCAGAAAAGAGGCTTCACTACTTATGCCTAAAGACGAAAGAGAGTGCCCCGTTTGTGGGAGTGCTTTCAACGCTGTCCAAACAAAACAAAAATTTTGCACCCCTCAATGTAAGGGCAAGTGGAAGTATATTTCTGACGCAGTAACCACTGAAGGCCAGTACAAAGCAATTTCTGGAAATTGGCCTAGGTATCTTTCAAGGCTGCTCTATGCAGCAGGGAGGAAGCGTGATAAGCTGTCTCGTGAAGACTTACTAGTTATCATATCTCTGCAAGACTATAAGTGTGCGATCAGCGGTTTGCCTTTAACTTGCAACCTAGAAAATGGTACAAAGTTTTGGTCTAATGCCTCTGTGGATCGCATCAATGCTGGCGGACCCTATACCCCTGATAATGTACAACTCGTATGTCGTGCTGTGAACTCTTGGAGGTCCGACATGCCGCTTGAGGCTTTTATTAAAGTCTGTCGAGCAGTTGCTAATCATAATCCAGAAGAGAGAATTGAGAGGTCTGCCTATGTCACGAGCCCCTCGCGACTATAAAAGCTGAGTACAAGGCAACTCACGGTACGGCTAAAGGAAAGAAAGACAGGGCAGCAAGAAACGCTGCTCGTAAGGCTGCCATGAAAGCTGGTAAGGTTAGAAAAGGTGATGGTAAAGAGATTGATCACATCAACTTTAACCCCAGAGATAATAGTGCAAAGAACACTAGAGTGGTAAGTAAGCGTACTAATCGCATTAAGCAACCTAAAAGGGGATGACTATGAAATACACACTGTCTGTGGTCGAATAATGGTCAAGAAAGTGGACTTTGACATTAAACCCTTCCGCAAAAAGCGGAAGGACACCAAATCAGTTAAGCCTGCCCGTAAGAAGGGTAAGCCAGACTTCATTGAACGTATCAAGAAACTGGGGAAATAAGATGGCTTCATTCAAGTCAAGTTTTGCAGCCGCACGTAAGGCTGGTAAGAAAGAGTTTACGTGGAACGGCAAGAGCTATAATACAGAACTTGCTGAGACAGTACGCCCCAAGGCCCGTAGCGGCTCTACAGCGGGGTCTACAGCCCCTTCTGCTAGTTCCGGTAGCATAGGTCCTAAGGCACGTCCTAAGGCCTCTACCAGTGCTCCTAGCACAGCCTCCAGTCAGAACTCAGATTTTGATAGTCGGCAGAAGGCCCGTGCTGACGCGGCTAAGCCCTCTGGTATGTCCCAGCTTCGTGCGAATATACAGTCTAGTAGAGACGCTAGACGAGAGGCTCGCGAAGCTAAAGACAAGGCTCGTGATGCAGCTAAGGCCAAGGCCCCTGTTGCTGCTCCAAAGATGACAACCGCAGAGCGTAAAGCTAAAATCAAAGAAGACTCCAAGAAGCTTAACGCTAAACTAGGATTTAAGTAAAATATGGCTACACCCCCTCTCCCTAGAGAGTGGCCTACTGTTCCCAGATTGTCCAGAACTATCCCCTTCGGCTACAAAGCAGACGAAGAAGATAACGACCTATTAATCCCTATCGTATTTGAGCTTGAAGCTTTAGAGAAAGCTAAGAGCCACGTCAGGAAGGGGTTCTCACTTAGGGACACATCGGAATGGTTGTCCTCAGTAACTGGTCGCTATATATCCCACATGGGATTAAAGAAACGGATAGAGAATGACAGACGAAAAAGAGGTGCGATGGGGGGATTTGAATACGCTGCCCGGAGGTATAAAGAAATCCTCGAAGCGCAAGAGCGTGTCAAAGCCAGAGCCGGTGTCGGTTACTCCGTCCCTGCCCCCAGCGAACATAATTCTGGAGACGGAGACTCACAAGAGTGATCTTGAGGTCGAAGTTGTATTCCGACCCAACCCCGGACCCCAAACACAATTTCTAGCCGCTTCTGAGCGAGAGGTTATGTTTGGTGGTTCTGCGGGTGGTGGCAAGAGCTACGCCATCCTAGCAGATGCCGCTAGAGATTTAGGGCATCCCAATTTCAGAGGCTTGATTGTTCGTCGTACTACAGAGGAACTAAGAGAGCTTATTCAAAAGAGCCAAGAGCTATACCCCCTCATCTTCCCCGGCATTAAATGGTCGGAGAGTAGGAAAGAGTGGTATTTCCCCAAGTCCCCCGGTGGCACCCTCTGGATGTCCTACCTAGAAAGGGATCAGGACGTTACTAGGTATCAGGGACAGGCTTTTACGTACATCGCGTTTGACGAGCTTACTCAGTGGCCTACACCTTTCGCTTGGAACTACCTTGCTTCTCGTCTTCGTACACATACAGGGCAGATTGGATTGTACCAGCGAGCATCTACCAACCCCGGTGGTCCCGGAATGGTTTGGGTTAAGAAGATGTTCGTTTCCCCCGCTAAATGGGGTGAAGCTTTTTGGGCTACGGATATTGAAACAGACGAAGTATTAGCCTACCCACCCGGTCACTCTAAAGAAGGAGAGCCCCTGTTTAAGAGGCGCTTCATTCCTTCTAAGCTACAGGATAACCCTTACCTCTATAACTCTGGTGACTATGAAGCAATGCTTCTTTCACTCGGTGAAGTAGAACGTAAGCAGCTTCTGTACGGTGACTGGGATATTACTCAGGGTGCTGCATTCAGTGAGTGGAATAGGAAAATCCATGTTATCGAACCCTTCGACATTCCTTCTGACTGGACCCGATTTAGAGCATGTGACTATGGTTATGGAAGTCGCTCGGGTGTTCTTTGGTTTGCTGTTTGTCCTTATAACGATCAGTTGGTCGTCTATAGAGAACTTTATACTAAGAAAGTAATTGCTAAAGACTTAGCTAATATGATCTTAGATGAGGAATATGGGGAAAAGATTTACTATGGTGTGCTGGATAGCAGCCTATGGCATCAACGAGGTGACACAGGTCCTTCCCTAGCGGAGACTATGATCGCTGAAGGATGTAGGTGGAGACCAGCAGACAGAAGTAAAGGAAGTCGTGTAGCTGGTAAGAACCAACTTCATAGACGACTACAAGTAGATGATGAGGGAGAGCCCGGTATTGTCTTCTTTGATAATTGCGTAAATACAATTGCTCAAATTCCTGTTCTTCCTTTAGATAAAAATAACCCTGAAGATGTAGACAGTAAATCTGAAGACCATCTTTATGATGCTTTAAGATACGGTATTATGAGTAGGCCAAGAAGTATTGCTTGGGAAGATAATCTAGCTAAAAGAACTTGGCGACCCATCGACGTTACATTTGGGTATTGACCGTAAATAGGATTTAATATGGAAGAAGATGAGATGATCGACTTCGGCTCTGATCAAATTGAAGCCTTAGAAGATCGTAAAAGAGACGACAAACAAGCTATCCCTGAAAATAGCATGACTCACTTCGTCCAGAATAGGTTTCAACGGGCTGAAGATAAGAAGCGTTATGACGAGAGTAGGTTTGTAGAAGCCTACACTAACTTCAGGGGATTGCCCGGTGGTAATAAATTCACCGAAGCAGAACGAAGCCGAGTATTTATTAAAGTAACAAAGACTAAAGTACAGGCTGCATATAGCCAGCTTACTGAAGTGTTGTTCGGTAATGGTCGCTTCCCCCTGACAGTTGATAAAACCGTCCTCCCTGATGGAGTTGTAGACGATGTTTCTTTTGACCCTCAA